AAACGTATGCTGGCGGGCTTGGCTCGGCATTTCGCCAGCGACAGGGCCGGATTTTTGGGAAGCCACCGGGGTCCAGCGTCCAGCCGCGACGCCACGAAACCCTCCTGAATTCAAACACCTGATCGGCCGCCTGGGGTGGATACCCCGCGGATGCCGGAGTCCAACCGGAAGCCGGTGGACCCCGCCACACCGGAGTCCATCCGGCCAATGCCGATCGATCATCGACAGGAATCTGCATGACCCTCGCCTTCGCCCCCGAGCGGATCGAGATGTGGCCGCTGGCCATGCTCCAGCCCTACGCGAAGAACGCGAAGGTGCACGGGCCCGACCAGGTCGCGAAGATCGCCGCCAGCATGGCCGAGTTCGGCTGGACCGTGCCCTGCCTCGTCGGCGAAGATGGCGAGTTGATTGCGGGCCACGGACGGGTGCTGGCCGCGACGCAGCTGGGGCTGACCGAAGCGCCGGTGATCGTGCTCGGGCACCTGACCGAGGCGCAGCGGCGGGCCTACCGCATCGCCGACAACCGGCTGGCTGAAAGCCCGTGGGACGAGGCGCTGCTCTCGGCCGAACTGAACGACCTGCTGGCTGATGACTACGACCTGTCGCTGGTCGGGTTCTCGGACGGCGAGCTCGACAAGCTGCTGGCCTTCGATCCGGACGGCGGCAGTGAAGAAGAGGGTGGCGCCGGTGGCTCCTTGCCTACGGTGACCATCCCCGAGCCGCCGCGCAACCCGGCCTCGCGCACGGGCGATCTGTGGATTCTCGGGGATCATCGGCTGCTGTGTGGAGACAGCACCAGCGAGACGGACGTCCGCCGCCTGATGAACGGCGAGCGGGCGATCCTGTTCGCGACCGACCCGCCGTACCTCGTCGATTACGACGGGTCCAACCATCCGACCCGCAACAAGGACTGGTCCGCGTCCTACGGCACGACCTGGGACGACAGCTCGCAGGGCGCCGAGCTCTATGACGGCTTCATCGCGGCGGCCGTGGCCGAGGCGATCACCGAGGACGCCGCCTGGTACTGCTGGCATGCCTCCCGCCGCCAGGCAATGCTCGAGGCCTGCTGGGAGAAGGCGGGCGCCTTCGTCCACCAGCAGATCATCTGGGTGAAGGACCGCGGCGTCCTGACCCGCTCCCACTACCTCTGGAAGCACGAGCCCTGCTTCATGGGCTGGCGCCGCCCGAACCGCCCGCCGAAGGTTGCCGAGCAGACGCTGCCTTCGACCTGGGAGATGCCGTCCTTCGCCAAGGATGAACGCCCCGATCACCCGACGCCGAAACCGCTCGACGCCTTCGGCATCCCGATGCGCCAGCATGTTGCGCGGGGCGGGCTTTGCTATGAACCCTTCTCGGGCTCCGGCTCGCAAATCATGGCGGGCGAGGCCAACGGCCGCCGCGTCTTCGCGATGGAGATCAGCCCGGCTTACGTCGATGTCGCCGTCGAGCGCTGGCAAGCCGAAACCGGCAAGGACGCGACCCTCGACGGCGATGGCCGGACCTTCGCCGCGGTGAAGACGGAGCGGCTGGGCGACAAGGCCGATGCCGCTGCCTGATGGCCGTCTACTACAACGATGCCGATCCTGCGGCCTGCGCATGGCTGCGGGAGCTGATCGCGGCCAAGCTGCTGCCGGATGGCGAGGTCGATGGGCGGTCCATCCTGGACGTGGAGCCCGCCGACCTGCGCGGCTTCGCGCAATGTCATTTCTTCGCCGGCATCGGCGGCTGGCCCTATGCGCTGCGACTCGCGGGCGTAGCGGAGGAGCTGTCCGCCTGGACCGGTTCGCCGCCTTGCCAACCCTTCAGCCAGGCCGGGCAGCGCAAGGGACAGGACGATGACCGCCACCTCGCCCCGGCCTTCCTGCGGCTCGTCGCCGCCTGCCGCCCGGAGCTCGTCTTCGGCGAGCAGGTCGCGAGCGCGGCGGTGCTCGGACCGGTTGGCAGAAAGTCTCGCGCGGCAGTTGAGGGCCCGGCTGGCTGGGCGTGGTTCGACGCTCTGGCGGCTGACCTGGAAGCGGCATCTTACGCCGTCGCGGCGGCCGATCTGCCGGCTGCGGGCATCGGCGCGCCGCACATCCGCCAGCGCCTGTTCTTCGGCGCCGTCGCCTTGGAAGCAGTCACTCGCGGGTTGGGCGACGGCCTCGGCGAGGGATCACAAGGACGGATCGGAATGCCGGTCGGTGCCGATCAATGCGCTGCTCGGCCGACAGGTCTGGCTGGCGGGTTGGCCGACGGCGATGGCGGGCTCGCCCGCCACGAAGCGATACAACGCGGCCGGCAACACCGATGCGAGCCGCAGGACGGTGAAGCTGGTGGACTGGTCGATGGCGCCGACCCTGGCGGGGCCAATGCGACGGACGGCGTCTGGCGAGATCCGGACTGGCTCCTCTGCCGCGATGACCGCTGGCGGCCCGTTGAGCCCGGAACATTCCCGCTGGCTGATGGGCTACCCGGTCGCATGGGGCTGCTGCGGGGCTACGGCAATGCGATCGTTCCGTCGCTCGCGGCGGAGTTCGTGACGGCGTTTCTGGAGAGCCTGCGATGAAGCAGAGCCGGATCATGTCGATGGTCGAGGCCGCGGCAAACGTTGTCGTCGGCTACGTTTTGGCCATCGCCACGCAGATCGTCGTGTTCCCGTGGTTCGGGATCGAGACTGGTCTCGCGGAGCATCTGACCATCGGCTTGGCCTTCGTCGGCGTCTCGCTGGCGCGGGGTTACCTGCTGCGACGACTGTTCGAGCGTTGGCGATAGCGCCGGACATCACACATCGGCGGGCTCGACTGCCGTGATGTAGGCGGGGCCTGCATTCCACGAACCCTCATCAAGGGTCCAGAAGGCGTCCTCCATGTCGGCCAGCGCCACGAAGGCGACGGCTTGCGCCGCCTCCGGGGACAGTGCCTCGACGGTCACGCAGGTGCTTTCGGTGACGGCACGGGTGATCTTGACCCTGTACCGCGGCATCAGACGGCGTCCTCGATGCGGTAGCAGCGCCCTCTTCCTTCGACTTTCTCCGAGGTGACGGTCAGACCGAGCTTTTTCTTAAGCGCGCCGGCAAGCGCACCCCTCACCGTGTGCGGTCTCCAGTCCAAGGCCGCGACCATCTCGTCGATGGTCGCGCCGCCCTCGGTGCGGAGCATCTCGATCAGCTTCGCCTGCTTCGTGCCCGTGCGCGGTGTGCGCGCCTTGGGCGCGGGACCAGCCTCGGCGGGAGCGTCCTGCGAGGCCTCTTCACTCGGCGCCTCGTCGGCGCTCGCGGGCGCGCTGTCGCCGCTCTCCGGCTCGACGCCGATGGCGACGAGGCCCGCGTCCGTGATGTGCAGGAGGATGGCGCGGCCGTCCTCGTCATTGCGCCAGATCCGGTTGAGGGCGGCGTCGGCCTTGGTCTGGCTGTCGGTCGTGGTTTCGGCGATCAGCCCGCGGGAGAGGAGCGCGCCGACCACCTTGGTGGCGGCGCCGCCGCGGAGCGAGCCGGGAAGCGGCAGGACGTTGCGGCCCTCGCGCTGCGCGGCGGCGCTGAGGATCACGAGCTGGGTGTCGGAAAGCTTGGTCATCGGGGGTCTCCGGATTCGGGCCCGCGTCATGCGGCGCCTTCTACGACCCCGAGCCGCGCGGGGCGCGCGGCGGGAGTTCCGGCTCGGCCGGAGATCACTCGGCGTGTTCGCCCTCGCCGAAGGCGCTGTCGGTGATGCGCTTCAGCAGGCTGGCGTAGTGTTCGAGGGTGCCGACCATCGCCCAGCCCACCTCGTCGGGGTGGCAGTTGAAATGGTCGTCGCTGAGCGCCTGCAGGCGCGCGAGCATCGCGTCGATCTCGGCTTTCTTGCCGATGAAGGCCGCGAGCGCGTTCGCCCGGTTCCTCGAACCGGTGGCGGAACCGGGCTCACCCTTGTTCCGGCGCGCCTTCTCGGCGCGGGCCTCAAAGCGCTGGGTTGTGATCGGGTTCAGGCGGGTTGTCATCGTGGTGGCTCCGGGTGAGTTGCATCGTCCTTGTGATCGGACGTTCGCTCCGGTGGCGCGGCTTATCAACTCGATAAGCACCTGACTTTGAATGATAATCGAGGGTGGCGATGCAGGGCATGAGCGAGCGCCAGTACGCCGCCCATGTCGGGCTGTCGCGCGGCGCGATCCAGAAGGCGAAGACGGCGCGGCGGCTCGTCCTGCACGAGGATGGCAGCATCGACGCTGTCGCATCCGACAAGCGGCGGGCCGAGACGACGGACCCATCGAAGACCAGGGAAGCGCCGGCGCCGAAGCTGAAACCCGTGCCCGAGGCCGCCGTCGCCGCCGTCGGCGACACGCTCCGTGAACAGGGGCTGTCCGCGCCTGCCGTCGGCGGCGGTACGACCTTCCTGCAGGCCAAAACCGCGAACGAGGTGCTGAAGGCGCAGGAGCGGCGCATCCGACTCCAGAAGCTGAAGGGGGAACTGGTCGACCGCGCCCGGGCGGAGACGCTGATGTTCCGGCTCGCGCGCGACGAGCGCGACGCTTGGGTGACGTGGCCGGCGCGGGTGGCCGCGCTGATGGCCTCGGAACTCACCGAGGCATTGGGAGACGCATGCGAGGTGGAGGCGGCGCTGATGCAGAAGGTTCTGGAGGCCCATGTTCGCGCCCAGCTCGACAGCCTCGCGGAGATCCGACCCGGGCTTGGATGACGATCTTGTCGGGTTCGACGGCGCCGCCGCGTTGCTCCGCGCCTGGTCGCGGGGCCTGCGCCCCGACCCGGACCTGACCGTCTCGAGTTGGGCCGACCGCCACCGGAAACTCGCCTCGCGCGCGTCGGCTGAGCCCGGGCAGTACCGGACCGCGCGCACGCCCTACATGCGCGAGATCATGGACCGGCTCTCGCCCGGCGATCCGACCCAGCGGATCGTGTTCATGAAGGCGGCGCAGGTCGGCGCGACCGAGGCCGGCAACAACTGGATCGGCTTCGTCATCCACCAGGCGCCGGGCCCGATGCTCGCGGTCCAGCCGACGGTGGAACTGGCCAAGCGAAACTCGCGGCAGCGGATCGACCCGCTGATCGACGAGAGCCCGGACCTGCGGGATCGGGTGAAGCCCGCGCGATCCCGCGACGCGGGCAACACGATGCTGTCCAAGGAGTTCGCGGGCGGCATCCTGATCATGACCGGCGCCAACTCGGCGGTCGGGCTGCGGTCCACCCCGGCGCGGTACATCTTCCTCGACGAGGTCGACGCCTATCCGGCCTCGGCCGACGAAGAAGGCGATCCGGTCACGCTGGCCGAGGCACGCTCGCTGACCTTCGCCCATCGGCGGAAGGTGTTCCTGGTGTCGACCCCGACGATCCGCGGGCTCTCCCGGATCGAGCGGGAGTTCGAGGCGTCCGATCAGCGGCGCTACTTCGTGCCGTGCCCGCATTGCGACGCGATGCAGTGGCTGAAGTTCGAGCGCCTGCGCTGGGAAAAGGGGCGCCCGGAGACGGCCGAGTATCTCTGCGAGGGCTGCGAGCGGCCCATCGCGGAGCACCACAAGACGAGGATGCTCGAGCACGGCGAGTGGCGCGCGACGGCAACGGCTACCGATCCCACGACGGTCGGCTACCACTTGTCGGCGCTCTACTCGCCGGTGGGCTGGCTCAGCTGGCAGCGGATCGCGCGGGCGCATGAGGCGGCACGGGGCAGCGACGAGGCGATGCGGGCGTTCCGGAACACCATCCTCGGCGAGACCTGGATGGAAACCGGCGAGGCGCCCGACTGGCAGCGGCTGGCGGACCGGCGTGAAGCGTGGTCCCCGGGCACGGTCCCGGAGCGGGGGCTGTTCCTGACCGCGGGCGCCGACGTTCAGAAGGACCGGATCGAGGTCGATGTATGGGCCTGGGGCCGAGGCCTGGAAAGCTGGCTCGTCGATCATCTCGTGCTCGAAGGCGGGCCCGGCGATCCGGCCTGCTGGCAGCAGCTGACCGACCTGCTCGGGCGAACATGGGCGCATGGGTCTGGCCAGCGGATGACGCTTGCCCGGCTCGCCATCGACACGGGGTATGAGACCAGCGCGGTCTATGCCTGGTCGCGCCAGGTGGGCTTTGCGCAGGTGGCGCCGGTGAAGGGCGTCGAGGGGTTCACCCGGACGAGCCCGGTGACCGGGCCGACCTATGTCGATGCGACCGTCGCCGGCAAACGGCTCCGGCGCGGCGCCCGGCTCTGGACCGTGGCCACATCGACCTTCAAGGCCGAGACCTATCGCTTCCTGCGGCAGGACCGGCCGACGAGGGAAGAACAGGCGGAGGGCGCGCTTTGCCCGCCCGGAACGATCCATCTGCCGGACTGGGCGGACGGCGAATGGCTGAAACAGCTGACCGCCGAGCAGCTGGTGACCGTGCGGACGAAACGCGGCTTCACGCGGCTCGAATGGCAGAAGCTGCGCGAGCGCAACGAGGCGCTGGACACACGGGTCTATGCCCGTGCGGCGGCGTGGATCGCGGGCGCGGATCGCTGGTCTGAGGCGCGGTGGGCCGATCTGGAAGCACAACTCGGTATGGCGAAGCAGGACGGGCCCGAGGCCAGTCCGACAAAGGCGCCGTCCGGCCCGACACGATCAATGCCACGCCGGCGCACGGTGCGCTCGAGCTACATGAGGTGATCCATGGCCACGGCCGCAGAGCTCCGCGCCCGCCGGGACGCCCTGACCGCGCAGCGGTCCTCCGGCGTGGCGCGGGTCAGCTACGACGGCAAGACCGTGGACTATCGCAGCGTCGCCGAGATCGACCGGGCCATCGAAGCGCTGGACCGCGAGATCGCCGCGGCCGAGGGGCGTCGGATCGTCCGACATGTGCGCGTGACGACAGCGAAGGGGCTCTGAAGCATGCGCCTCTTCGACCGTTTCCGCCGCCGCTCGACCGGCGGCCCCGCTGCCGTGCGCGCCCGTCTCGAAGGCGCCATGGCGAAACGCCGGCTGCGCGGCTGGAACCCGCCGCTCGAGAACATCAACGCGCTGGTCGCCTCGGGCGGCCCGCGTCTGCTGGCGCGGTCCCGAGAGCTGGTGGTGACGAACGGCTATGCCGCCAACGCCTGCGAAGCCTTCGCGGCCAACCTTGTCGGCGATGGCATCAAGCCCTCGTCGCTGATCGGGGACGCCGATCTGCGCGACCGGGTGCAGCAGCTCTGGCTCGCCTGGACTGACGAGGCCGATGCGGACGGGCTGACGGACTTCTACGGCCTGCAGGCCATGGTCGCGCGGGAGATGTTCGTGGCCGGCGAGTGCTTCGTCCGGATGCGCCCGCGTCGGGTCGAAGACGGGCTACTGGTCCCGCTGCAGCTGCAGCTTCTCCAGTCCGACATGCTGCCCTTCGAGAAGACCGAGGTGCTGGCCTCTGGCAACCGCATCCGTTGCGGGATCGAGTTCGATGCGATCGGCCGGCGCGTGGCCTATCACTTCCGCCGGCACCATCCGGGCGACAGCACCGATCAGGGCGCGGTGATCCCGGAGACGGTGCGCGTGCCGGCGGCGGATGTGCTGCACATCTACCGGCCCATCGACGCGGGCCAGATCCGCGGACTGCCGCATATCGCGCCGGCCATGGTGCGGCTGTTTCTGCTCGACCAGTACGACGACGCCGAGCTCGACCGGAAGAAGACCGCGGCGATGTTCGCGGGCTTCATCACCAAGACCGCGCCGGAAGAGCCCATGATGGGCGAAACGCAAGCGGATCTCGACGGGGCCGCCATTGCGAGCCTCGAGCCCGGCACGATGCAGGTGCTGCTGCCGGGCGAGGACGTGAAATTCTCGTCGCCCGCGGATGTCGGCGGCGGCTACGAGGCGTTCCAGTACCGCACGCTGCTGGCGGTCTCGGCCTCGCTTGGGCTGCCCTATCATCTCGTCACCGGCGATGTCCGGCAGGCGAATTACTCGTCCCTGCGCGCCGAACTCGTCGAGTTCCGCCGCCGCATCGGCCAGCTGCAGCACGGCGTGATCGTGCACCAGCTCTGCCGCGCGGTGTGGCGGCGCTGGCTGGAGACGGCGGTGCTCGTTGGCGCGCTCGATGCCGATCCCGCGACGGTGCGACCGGTGCAATGGATCCCGCCGCGCTGGGACTGGGTCGATCCGCTGAAGGACATCCAGGCGCAGGTGCTGGCGATGGAGGCGGGCATCACCTCGCGGCGCAAGGTGGTCGAGGCCACCGGTTACGACATCGAGGAAGTGGACCGCGAGAACGCCGCCGACGCTGCGCGCGCGACGGGGCTCGGTCTCCGCTACCGCACGAGCCCCGGCGAGACGCAGGGCGTCCGCGCGACACCGGCGACCCGGGCCGAGCCCGGCCACGGTCGCGGCAACGACACGGACGACGGCGCGGCGGCGACCGATCCGGCCACCGAACAGGAGTGACGACATGGCAAGCTGGTATGCGATCCGCGCCCGGGGGACCGGCGCGGAAGTGGCGATCTATGACGAGATCGGCGCCTACGGGGTCTCGGCGAGGGGTTTTCTGGCCGAACTGGGCGCACTGCCCGAGGGCACGCCGGTCGATCTGCGGCTGAACAGCCCCGGCGGATCGGTCTTCGATGCGGTGGCGATCCACAACGCGCTGAAGCGCCACGAGGGCCCGGTCACGGTCTGGATCGACGGCATCGCCGCCTCGGCTGCCTCCTACATTGCCATGGCGGGCGACGAGATCGTCATGCCCGAGAACGCCTTCCTGATGATCCACGACCCCGCCGGTCTCGTGATGGGCACGGCCGAGGACATGCGCGCCATGGCCGAGGCGCTCGACAAGGTGAAGGGCAGCCTCGTCGCGGGCTATGCCGCGAAATCCGGTCGGACAGCGGAGGAAGTCTCGGCGCTCATGGCGGCCGAGACCTGGTTCGACGCTGGCGACGCCGTGGCGCAGGGCTTCGCCGACCGGCTGATCGAGCCCGTCCGCATCGCCGCGAACTTCGACATTGGGCGCTTCCGCAATGCGCCGCCGGTGCTGGTCGAGGCTGTCGAAGCTGAAGCGGACACTGGCGAGCAGACCGACGCCGCCGCCCCCGAAGTTTCCGAGGCGACGGACGAAGCTGCCGAAGACGGGCAGGCCGTGGACGCCGAAGGCGATGAGGCTTCCGCCCCCGACGCCCCTCAGCCGCCGGCCGAGACGCCACCGCCCAGCGGCGCGCCGCCGGATCCTGCCGTGATCCGGGCCGAGGCCATTGGGCACGCCCGGGACGTCATCGATCTCTGCCGCCTTGCCGGCCAGGCGCAGATGGCCGGCCGTTTCCTCGAAGAGGACGCGAGCCTCGATGAGGTGCGCACCGTGCTCCTCGCCGCCAGGGCCGAGGCCGAGCCCGAGATCGCACCCCATCACCCGCAGCCCGGCCGGTCCTCGGCCGCGCGCCCCTGGGGCGAGATCGTCGCCCGCACCTTCAAGCTGAAAGGATGACACCATGACCACGCTCGTCGAAGGCACGCACCCCGGCGGTTTCCTCGTCTGGGAAGCCTTCCGCGACTACACCCGCGAGACGATCACCGTCGCCGCGAGCACGCTCGAGCCCGGCACCGTGCTCGGCAAGATAACCGCGTCCGGAAAGTACGCCGCGCACGATCCCGCCGCCGTCGACGGCACCGAGACAGCCGTCGCGGTGCTCTGGGGCAATGCGGATGCGTCCGGTGGCGATGCGCTGGCCGTCGCCGTC